AGAGCGCAATGGACTGGAGAGTCCGCGAACCGTTCACCGTCCAAGTGTGCTCCAACTGCGAGGACATCGATCCGAACAACAATGAACAACGTGCGCGGGTGATGCGAATTGCCGGGCATAAGGTGGACTGATGGCTGGGCGCAGCGGCGGTCACTACAGGCTGGGCGCTCGCTGGTGGCAGTACGGCGATGAGGTGAACGTCCTGCTGGATCCAGTGCCGCCGACGCCGATGCGGAACCTGCCGGATCCGCTGGCATCCAAGTATCCGACGCTGATGCAGATCAGTGAGCACATGAGACGCGGCAGTGACTGCAAACACGAGGCCTTGGTCAATGCCATCGAATGGGCACTGCGACACCAGTGTCGGGTGACGATCTGTGCCTGACCTTGAGATCCACCTACCACAGCGGCACCCTGGGCAGGTTCGCATCTACGATGAGCGTGCCCGGTACAACGTCGCGGCCTGCGGTCGCCGCTTCGGCAAGACCACGTTGTTCCTCGACCTGTTGATCGACGACCCGGAGTACGGTGTTCTGCAGGGCTATCCAAGCGCGTGGTATGCGGGGAGTTCTAAGATTTTCGACGAGGTCTGGCGTCTCGCGAAGCTGACGCTTGAGCCGGTGACCACGCGCACCGACAGCCAGCAGCACCGCATCGAGGTGATGGGCGGCGGCGTGCTGGACTTCTGGTCGCTGGAGGGCGGTGACCGGCACGGTGCTGGTCGTGGTCGCAAGTACCGGCGTGTGGCTCTCGACGAGGTGGCGCTCGTGCCTGACATGGAGTCGATCTGGTCGAAGACTATTCGTCCGACGCTGATCGACTTCCGAGGCGATGCGTGGTTCGCCTCTACGCCCCGTGGGCGGATGAACGACTTCTTCAAACTGTGGGAGCGCGGCCAGCCTGGGTCGTCGAGGAAGAAGAACTGGAAGTCATGGCAGCTGCCGTCAGCGATGAACCCGCACCTGTCGGAAGAGGAACTGGCCGAGTTGAAGGAAGAGTACGCGGGACGGCCGCTCGACTACGCACAGGAGATCTTGGCCGAGTTCGTCACGGACTTCGGTGAGGTGTTCAAGCTGGCCTGGATCAACGAAGGCGTGCCACCGGAGCGGCACGGACTGATAACGTACCAAGCCTGGGACTTGGCTGTAACCGGCGGCGACCTCAAGCGCGGCGACTACTCGGTGGGCGTGACGATTGCGCTGGACGGCGTGGGTCGCTGGTGGCTGCTCGATGTGGCCAGGGGCAAGTGGAAGGCCGACGAACTCACCGAGCGCATCCTGACGTTCCAGCGGGAGTGGCGGGCCTCGCAGGTCTGGATCGAAGGCGGGCCGATTGGGCGAGCGGTCGAACCGTGGCTGCTGCGTCGTCTGCGTGAGACTGGCCAGCTGATGCGCTACGAACTGGTATCGCACACCCTGCGGGCGGGAGATCTCGCCAACCCGAAGGATCTGACCATGCGCGGCCTGCGAAAGGTCGCCAACTGTCAGGCTGTGGTCGCGGCGATGGCGAACGGATCGTTCTATGTGCCGAAGGGCGCGAAGTGGCTGGGCGATCTGAAAGAGGAACTCGCGGCCTTTCCCCAGGGTACGCACGACGACCAAGTCGACGCCCTGGCCATGGCTTTCCTGCAGGTCGCCAACGTGCGCGAGTCTGCCGCAGCACAGGCGGTGAAGCCGACCGTGGTCGCCACGCCCCAGCTGTTCGACCCTGACAACGGGCCTGACGAGGACGAGAAACCCAAACGAGGTGCACGATGGACATCGCGGAACTGAACGCCCTTCCACCCCTACGTGGTGCGATCATCCGGCTGATGCTGGTCGAGATGCGGCCCGTGATCATGGCCGAGGAACTGCAGGAGGCGGCATGCGTCGATTCCTCGCGTGCTCGGGCCTACCTGTCGATCCTGCTCAGCAACAACGTGGTGCGAGCGTGCCGCGATGGATTCGCGAGAGGATCGAGGTTCGAAGAGTGGGCGACGAGCGCATGCAGATCGCGGCCTCGTCACTCGGCGCACCGGGCCAGCGACCGGATGCACGCGATCTTTTGTCGGGCAGCTGAAAGCGTTCGGCAGCTGCGTGAGGCGCGGGGCTGGTCGCAGCACGAACTCGCACACCGGGCAGGGGTCGACGCAACCACCGTGTGGCGGCTGGAATCACTGCGTCGGAGGAACATCCCGTTCCCGGCCTTGGTGCTGATCGCCGAGGCCCTGGATACCCGGATCGAAGTGTTGACTGCCAACTGCTGATTTGCGGCCCGCTGGCGGGGTTTCCATACCCATGGCCGTACAGGCACCAGCCCCAACCTCCACGAGGAACACATGCCAGCCGTAATCAACCGCCAGATGACCCTCGTCGAGGCCCTGGCCACCGTATCCACCACCACCACCCCGCGCATGGCGCGCAAGAACAGCCGCCTGCTCGGCCCCTGCGAACTCGAGATTGAGCGCGCAGGCTCCACGGGCGGCGGCACGACCTGGGGTGCAAACCTGCTCGGTCGCGGCAATGCGCTGCGCCAAGACCTGCTGGCCGATGGTGTCGCCACGGTCTACGACACCACGCTGCCGTTCGTGGCCTTCTTGAACTACAACTGGCTGATCAAGGTCGACAAGTCGAACCGTACCGGCACCGCTGCTGTGACCGCTGGTTCGGCTACCGTCACCGGTACCGGCACCGCGTTCACCACCGAACTGGCCATCGGTGACGAGATCACCATCAACGGTGAGCGTAAGATCGTCAAAGACATCGCGAGCGCTACCTCGCTCACCACGACCGAGGTGTTCGCCGCGACTGCGACCGGTCAGACTGTCGTCCTGAACGAAGCGATCCTGCCGGTGACCACCGACGTGACCGTGTCGAACAACGGTGGCTTCGCTCGCCTCACCTTCGGTGCGGCTGGTAAGGCTCCATTGGGCGCGAAGATCGAGGTCCACTACGTGACTCCGGTCGCCCTCGACACCTTCGCCACTGCCACCACGACCTTCCGTCGTCGTGACGTGAACGGCAAGGATGCGATGTGGTACGCCAGCGATGCGACCGCCTCGCCGAGTGCCACCAACCTGTACGTCAAGCCGATTGGCGAGTAACCCGATGGAACTATCGACCGACCAGGCCGAGCCGGTCGAACCGCTCGCTCTGGCGGTCGATGGCGACACCACGGACAATCCTGCGGCCTTCATCGACGAAGCGGTGGAGGCCGGCAACGCTGCTCCTGCGGACGAAGCAACCGAGACGCCAGAGGCCCTGAAAGCCTGTGTGCGCGATTGGTTGGAGCGGACGCGGGAGACTGCGGATTTCAAAGCTGCCTGCGTCCAGCGGGATAAAGACCTGCTGGTGATCTTGGGCGGCACGCAGGATGAGATCGTCGACGCGGCCCAGATCACGGTCAACCACGTCTACCGGAACACGATGCAGACGGTCGCCCTCACGGTGCCCGAGCATCAGTCGGTGCGATGGCAGCCGCGTGAAGAGGTCGCTCCTCTCCCTGGTGAAGCGGTGCCTCCGCAGATGGCGCAGGCGTTGGCCGAGCGCACCCGCAAGCAGAAGGGTGTCGCTGCGGTCACTGCCACGCTGATGCAGCGCTTCGGCGCAGAGTGCAACCTGCAGGAGAAGGTCGAAGGATTCGTTCAGGACGGCAGTCACTACCGCTGCTCCATCCTGAAGGTCTGGTTCCAGGCCGACTTCGAAGCCGATCCGGTGAGCGACGAGCGCTTGCCCGACGCGCAGGACAACCACGCAGATCTGCGGACCCTGGTGATCCGATACAACCGTGGCGAGTTCACCAAGGACGACGCCGACTACCAGCGCATGCAGGATCTGCTCGGCACGCTGGACGCGAACGAGTTGGAAGTGAAGTGCGGCATCGTGGTCGAGTCCGTTCCGTTGGATCAGTACCGCATCGATCCGTCTGTCACCGCACCCGAGCATCACTACACCGCTGGCTGGGAGCGTCACGACGTGACCCTGCGCCGGTCTGAGGTGCTGGCCAAGTTCCCGAAGGTGCAGCCTGCAGACCTGGAGCGCTGCGACATCATGGTGCCTGACGAGGCCGGCAATCTGGTTCGTCAGCGCATGGAAGAGCGCACCTCGCCGAACGAGATCAGCAGTCCGTCTGCCATCAGCCATCTGATGAAGAAGGATCGCGTGGCGAAGGAAGACGACTGGATGCTGGTGTCGGAGATCTACGACTACCAGACCAATCAACGCCTGACGCTGATCGAGGGCCTGGAGTATCCGGCTGCCAAGGTGCCGCTGGAGAAGATGCCGTTCGGCAATTCTCCGTTCGTCGTGCTCGTGATGAACCGCATGCCGAATCGCTGGTACGGCATCAGCGACACCGAACTGCAGGGCAAGATCCAGACCGCGCTGAACCGCATGCGCACCAACGAAGAGGAGGCCCGCGACAACGCGCAGCCACGTTGGGCATTCGATCCAGGCGTGATCTCCGAGAAGACCTTGAGCAACGCGCAACGTGCGAAGCCTTGGTCGTTCAACCCGGTGCCGGTCAGCGGCAAGGGCACGTTGGCTGAGTCGTTGGTTCCGCTCGCTGGCAACCACGAGTACAACGCCGCCGAGTACGATCCGACGCGCCTCCTGACCGAGATGCGTGCGATGGCCATGCTGCCAGAGCAGGCCCTGGGCGTCACTGGTGCTGCTGACTTCGCCAAGGAGGTCGAGGTCGCGGCTGCTGGTGCGACGATCATGGCCAAATACCGCATGACGCGCATCAAGCGTGCGTTGGTGCGCCTCTACGATAAGTGCGCCCAGCTGATTCTCTGGAACGTCGGCGTGGACAAGGCCGTGCAGTACGCCGGCCCGATGGCTGCCGTGTACTGGCCGCAGACTCCGGTGCAGCGCTGGGAGATCTACGAGACGCTGCGGATGGACATCGATGTGGCGATGGATCGTCAGCTGGACTACGCACGCCGCATCGACTCGCTGGTGAAGATCCTCGAGGTGATCGCGAAGATCGGAATGCCGTTCGACAAGGAACTGCTCGGTCAGCTGCTCGTGAAGTACCTCGACCTCGGCACCGAAGGTCAGGCCTTGATCAAGACCGACCCGAATGATCTGGTCGGGCGTCTCGCTGACGCTCTGCAGAAGGATCCGAACTCGATCTCGCCGGAAGCGCTGATGATCCTAGCCCAACTTGGGCAGATGGCTGGTCAGGCTGTCGTCGCGCAGGCCGGTCAGGCCGCAGCGGATGGCGCACTCCAACCCGTGGGTCCAGGCAACCCGAGCCGGTCACCGATCCCAGGCGATCAGCCGCCACCCAAGGCCCCGCCTCTCACCCCCGAAGCACCGGCAACTGACGTTGCTGGCAAACCACAGTAGGAGCACACATGAAATCCTGGCGCACCACCACCTCAGGCGTCATCGCCATCCTCCTCGCTTTCGGCGCGGCCGCGCAGGCACTGATCGACGGCAATCCCGCCACCAATCCCGATTGGGCAGCGGTCGGCGCGGCTGTCATGGCAGGCATCGGCTTGCTCACCGCCCGCGACCACAAAGTCACGAGCGAGCAGGCCGGCGCGAAGTGACCGGCCTCATCGAAGCCATTGCCTACGCTCTCGCCCGAGGGTGCCTCAAGGCGTGGCTGGAACATCAAGCGGACATCGCTGCCGCTGATCTGGAGTCACCCGATGCCGTTTCCAAGGATCGCGCTCATCGTCTTCGTGCTGCTGTGCAGCGGCTGCATGAGCAGGGCCGCGATCCCCGACCACTCGGTCCCGCACCGAGTGGCAGCGGAGACGACGGTGGAGGTGTGGGTCCAGCGCAGTGATGGTCGCTGGCTGAAAACCGAGGTCCGTCTGCTGGAAGGCTGGTGGATCGCATCACCGCAGGTCGTCGAATAAGGAATCACCATGGCCACCATCCCCTACACCATCACCGGACTTCAGCCTGGCTCCGGCCACAACGACGTGATGCTCGTCACTTGGCCGAACATGGCCAACGGTGACGTTGGTCAGGCATTCCAGTTCCCGGCCTACGCTGATCGCTCGGCGCAGCTGCGCGGCACGCTCGGTGCCGGCGGCAACGCACGCATCGAAGGCAGCAATATCCTCGGCGCGACCAACAGTGCCGACTACGACCCGCTGACCGATCCGCAGGGCAACGCTCTCGACCTGAACACGCTCAAGACCGAGCAGGTGTCCGAGGTGACGCTGCTGATCCGCCCCCGCATCACGGCGGGCGACGGCACCACGTCTCTAACCGTATCCATGCTGGCCGTGCGCCGGAAGTGAGGACCACATGATCCCGATCAACAAGCAGGTTCGCAACATCGTCGACAACCTCCGCGATACCTTCACGGCCATCGACGAGGCGAACGGGCTGGAGAACCACCGCAACGAGCTCGCACAGCAGGTCGAGGCCCTCAAGGGGCAGCTGACCGAATTGCAGGGCGACCTCGATCGCCGCAGAGCGGAGTCCGAGAAGGATGCCGACGCGATCCTGTCCAAGGCGAAGAGCGAAGCGCTGGCGATCCTGGTAAACGCCAACGAGAAGGTCGCGAGCGCAAGGATCGAGGCCGAGAAGATCGTTAAGCAGGCTCACGACACCGCAGCAAGCGAAGCGACGCGAGCACTCGACGCAGCGCAGAAGGCCGACGCCGCAGCTGCGATCCTCGACTCGCTGAACGCGTCCATCGCTGAGAAGACCGCTGGTGCAGAAGCGCTGGAAAAGCGCATCGCCGACGCCCGCGCCGCCCTCAAGGCCATCAATCGCATTGCGGAGGGTGAACCGTGAGCAAGGGCAACACCACTGAGAACGACCTGCTCAAGACGATCTTCCAGAACGTAGCCCTGCCGGCCTACGGGACGATCTACTACGTCGCCTTCCACACCGCAGACCCAGGTGAGGCCGGCGACCAGACCACCAGCGAGGCGAATTATCCCGACTACGCTCGCGTGGCTGTGGCGCGAACCGCCGGTGGCTGGAGTGTCGTCGGCAACGCGGCCAGCAACGTCGGCGAGGTCACCTTCCCAGAGTGCAACGCCAGCTTCGGCCTCGGCACGCAGACCATGACGCACGTCTCCATCGGCGTGGCGGCGAGCGGTGCGAGTCAGATCCTCTACAGCGGAGCGCTGACTGCACCGGGCATCATCGTGACTGCTCTTGACACCCCGCGCTTCCCCATCGGCGCACTCGTGATCGAAGAGGACTGATACATGGCACGCTCTATTGTTCAGGTTCCGCCGAACAGCACGGGCGGCAAACTCACGCACCGCAAACAGACGGTCGGCGCGGACGACCTGCTGGAGCAGGGCACGTTCTTCATGGGCC